CGTTGCCGGCTGCGGATGTTACCGGATGTTGCTCTTCGCCTTCCTTGACCGCAGTCCTGAACTCATCGCGGCCTTTGGCATAATCCTCCTGGGCTGCGGGGTCCAAACCGGTGAGAGCCGAGAAGCCGGTGCGCGCGGCGCCCGCCAGGAGCCTGGTCGGGATCGGGCCGATCGTCTCCGGTATGTGGGTCGATGCCGCGTTGCGCAGGCCCGCGATTTCATCACCGAGGTTGAACGAGGCGCCCTGGATCGCGGCACGGGCAAAGGTCTCGCCGTGGCCGCGCGGCGTCTGCTTTTTCTCTTCGAGCTTTTTCAGGATCAGATCGTCAAACATCCCGGTCTGGGTGTGCGGCGCTCTGGCCGGCGCATCCTCTCTCGGTTGACTTCCTCTCGCCTGTGCTTCCGCGACCAGATCGTCAAAGGCGCCCATTATTTCTATTCCAAAAATTTCTCATCAATGCCGGCCTGCTTCAACCGATCGACCACGGCGGCGCGCGGCACTTTCTGTGCAAGCGCCAGGCGCGCATCTTCCAGAATAGCGTCAGCCTTGGCGCCGAGGCCCGACGACGGTGGCTTCAATTCCTCAGGCACCGGGATCAGCGGCAGACCGCCGCGTGCCAAGATGGTGTTGACGCCCCTGATGTTGGCGCGCGAGATCACCGGGAAATCCTGTTCCTTGGAAATCCGGTCCCAGGCCTTCGGCCCCACCGCATTCTTCCAGCGGTCCTGCAGCGCCTGCACCTTGGAGTACATTGCCATCGCCTGGGTCGCGAGACCGCGATCGCGCGATTGCTGCGACTGTGCGGGCGTCATGGTCTCGATGTCGCGCTTAATGTCGCTCTCGGTACCGCCGACGCCGCGATAGAATTTGGTGCCTTCCTCCGCAATCCTGCCGAGCATGGTGTTGTATTCTTTCAGGTCGGGGTCATTCTGGTTCTCCAGGTACTGGATGCGCGCCTTGTTGATGGCTGACGTTGCCGGGCCGAAGCCGGCGGGGCCGCCGAGTTTTTGCGAGGTGTCGCTGGCATGCAAGAGATGGCCGATCGTGGTGCCACCGGACACGATAGTCGAGGCTGGCGAGTTCGGGCCGCCCGCGATGAACTCTTTGATTGCAGCTGCCCGTGCGGGCGCGTAGGCGGCGACATAGGTCGGATCGTATTGTTTGGCGTCGGCGAGCAATCCCTCACGATGCCCGCCGACGATCGATAGCTTGTTCGGGTCGATTGAAAAGTCGGTGATGCCTTTCACCATCGCGGCGCGCTGCGGCGGCAACGTCTTGATAAAGTCCTCGCCGGTCAGTGTCGACTGATCGACACCGGTTGAGCCTTTCGGCGGCGGGATATCGATCGGACCTTCCGGTCCTTCGACTGGTATCCGCACCACGCGCTCTGTGCCGGTGGATGGATCTTTGATGGTCTTGATTTCAAAGGTCGGCTTCGGGGGCCTCGCCAATGCGCCGCCGGCTGCGATCCAAGTCATAGCTTCCGGCGTCTTCGGATCGATGCCGGCAGCGACAAGTTTCTTGGTTCGAGCCTCAGGGCTGTCTTCGTCGTAAGTGCCCTGCGCGCGGGTTTCTGCGGCTGCGGCGCGTTTATCTTGCTCTTGACGATAGTAATCGAGAACCTGATTGCGCTGATCCTCGCGCTGTTGCTCGATGCTCTTCTGCTGAAGGTTCAGCCCGATCGTCGCCAGTGACGGCACGCCCGATTTCAACAGCGTCTGCATGTTGGCTTGCGGATCGGCGCCGAGCTGCGACAACGCGCGGCTCTTTGCGGCCTCAGATTGCGCATCGCGATAGACATTGGCGAGATTGGCCAGCGGCGAAAAATCCGCGCCACCGCTCCAGGCCTGCGGTGCGGGGAAATTGATCTGGTCGACCATCACTGATTTCCTGAACCGAGTTGAGTAGCCAGCAGAGCGGCATTCCTCTCGCGCCTGCCAGACGTGTCGGCGCTGCGCTCGTAATATCGATTGACGGCAGTCGCGGCCTCCTGCGGTGTCCGCGCCGAGGTCAGCGCGGTGTAGGCCGCACGTTCGGGGCCAAGATATTCGTCACGCATGAAGGCTTGCTGGGCTTCAGTGGTTCGGTAATCAAGTCCTCGATCGGCGGCAAATTTTTGCAGACCGGTGAGACGATCGCCGCGCCACTGCGCGGCGCCCCAGGCCGTATTGGCATCACCCGTCGGCCCCCAGGCCGGAATGCCTGCGCCGCTTTCGGCCTGCAGATTGGCGACCTTGCCGACCGCTTGCTCATGCGTCAGGCCGAGGCCACCCTGGTCCAGGGGACGCCGCGCGAAGTCATACCAGGACTGGACATTGCTACCGCCGCCGGCATTGGCGCTTGGTGCGCCGGATGGCGTCACATAGGGCACGGCGCCCGCATTCGGCGGCGCTGGCGCCGATGGGTCAGCTGGAGCCGCTCGCTGTCCCAGGCCCGCAAGACCGTCGTTCTTTGGCGCCATTTGCTCACCAAGCTTCGCCAGCGGCGAGAAATCAAACGAGCTATAGGCTGTCGGGAGTGGCGCGAACTGGATCGGAGCAACAGTCATTTGAATAGCCCGCCGAGTAGCGAGCCACCAAAGCCAGCACTGCCGCCGCTCATGCCGAGCGTGGCAAGCGACAAGCCGGCGCCGAGAAGATTTTTCGCGCCTGCGGCCTCGCCCGCCGCCTGTAGATTGTTGGCGTTGACATTGCCGCTCAGAACATTGCCGGCAACACCGACCTGGTTCTGCGCATTGGTGTTGGCGAGGTTCGCCAGGTTGGTGTAGCCGGTGCCCTGGCCCTGGGCTGCCGAGCCGATCAGTGCGGCGCCGGTTTGACCCGCGCCGGCAAGCTGGTTCTGCCAATTCTGATATTGCTGGTTCTGAAGGTTTTGCCCGAACGTCAGAGCGTCGATGTCGGCATTGCCGCTGTTGGACATGCCCATCACACCGCGCCTGCGGTTGATCGCATCGAGGCCGGCTGTGACCGCTCCGGTATAGCCGGGATTGTTGGTGAAGGCACCCTGCGCTTCCGTGGTACCAGCTGGGCCGTTGAGGCCGAGCGAGTTGAGATACATGTCGGTGGCGCCGCCATACTTCTGGCCGAGCGTGGAGAGCGGCGAAAAAGCCCCGATCGCGCTGTTGAGATTGCCGACGCCGGTATTGTAGCCTTGCGTCAGAAAGTTTTGCGCCTCTGGACCATAGATCCCCAGCTGTTGCCGGTTGGCATCTGCCGCTTCCTTCTCGGCGCCGCCGCCGAATAGCGTGTCAAAAAATCCGGCCATCTCAGTTGGCTCCCGCCGTGAATTTTTTCGTGGTCGCGTTCCAGATCAACACTTGCCCCGTCGTCATTGCCGCGAAGTTGATGTCGGAGAACAGATTGACGAACGCTGTGAGCTGTTGAAACTTTTCAAACCAGATCGGGTCGACGCCTTCGGGGATATCGACCTGGACGAGTTGTGAAGGCAGCGTGATCTTCATCGCAGCGCATCCACTGCCATATCGGCGCCCATAAACCCAAAACTCACCGAGGCGCTTTCTTTCAGTCGCCAGCGCACGCCCTGGTTTTGCGCCTGGCCCCAGATCGCCGCGCGCACCCGCCCGTCGGTCAGGGATTGCTTGCCGACCTTGACGAAGCGCGGCGGCGACCAGGTCATGCCACCATCGCGCGAGATCTGGATCGAGATGTCAGGATCGGTCTGCAATGGGTCGAGGCCGGTCGCGACACCGACGCCTTTGGTCAAATACAGTTCAATGGCGTTGATGCGGATCTTCTTTGCAAACGCACCGAGCGGCCCGGTCTCGATCGTGATCAACAGGGGATCGCCGAACTCGTCATTGGTCTTGCCGTCGATCACGGCGAGGTTGCCGCTGTTCTGATCGCCGCAGATCCAGAACCCGAAGGCGTTGACCGGAAAAAGCCCGCGCCAGTAGTCGACCAGGTGCGACTTGCGCTCATGCCATTGCTGCAGCGTGGTGTCGTATTCCCAGCACCAGGCTGGCCCCTGGACCGCGACCATGCCGTGGCCTTCACTGACATAGACCGACACCGTGATCTGGGTCCGGTCGGGTTCCGCCTCGATCAAGAGGTCGAGATCCGGCACCGAGATCGGGGTCGGTGTGTAGCCGGTCAGCGTCGAGACCTTGTCGTCGTCACCGACGAAAAATATCCCCTTGCCAAATCCGTCGTCATGGCCGGCGATCGCCGATGGGCCGACAATGCCACGGGCAATGGTCGCGATATAGGAGAAGGGATAGCCGGTGTCGTTCTCGCCGCCCCACACTTCCATGGAGGCGGAACCGCACAACAGCAGCTGGCCGTTGCCGAGCGGGATGGCGCGGTAGAGCGTGTCGGGCTTGCTCTCCGCGTTGGCGAAGTTCAGGCCGTTGATGTTGAGCGAGTTCGGGTCCGAGGCCTGGGTGTGACCGTCGCCATAGGTGAAGATGAAGAACGAGCGATGGAACACCACCGAGTTCGGTTGCCCCACGGTGGCGCCGCCGCTCCCGACCGGATAGGCCGCGATCGCCCCGGAGGCGACAATCACCGCGCCCTCACCAGGGGAGACAATGACGACGTCGGGCGTGGTCGCGTTGTTACGCGCCATGCTGACCGGCTTGTCGCCGGGAACCGTGCCTGGGATTGCGGTGCCGGCGCCGCCACCTGGC